TGTACTTTGACCCATAGAGGTGGAAGAAGTACCGGAAGCTGTTGTATCTGAACCCATAGCGGTGGAAACTGTACCGGAAGCTGTTGTAATATAACCCATAGTGGTGGAAGATTGACCGGAAGCTGTTGTAGAATTACCCATAGCGGTGGAAAAAACACCGGAAGCTGTTGAAGTTGCACCCATAGCGGTGGAAGCTTGAGCGGAAGCTGTTGTAAGTTGACCCATAGCGGTGGAATATAGACCGGAAGCTGTTGTACCAAAAACCATTAGCGGTGGAAGTTTGATCGGAAGCTGTTGTACTTTCACCCATAGCGGTGGAATTTTCACCGATAGCTGTTGTAGTATTACCCATAGCGGTGGAATATTTAGCGGAAGCTGTTGTACCTTTACCCATAGCGATGGAATTTTCACCAGTTGCCCCTTTAGTCGAAGATGCTGTATCTTGAATGGATAAATCAAGTGCATTTTTACCAATATCACCATGTTTATTAGTATCTGCTTCTTTTAATCTGTAACCAATATTACCTCCTTCTGTGACTGTTTCAAGAGAACCCCCTGAAATACCTGTAAGTTGAGACCCATCACCTACAAAGGAAGTGGCTGTAACATTTCCACTAAAATCAACTGTAAATGCGTCACTTCTACTATCAAAAGTACCATTACCAATAACAAATAAAGCATCAGTTGTTGCATTATATTTACCAATAGCCGTAGAACATTCGCCAGATGCAATAGTTCCTTTACCTATTGCAGTGGAATATTCACCTAAGGCTTTTGTATTTTGACCCGTTGCAAATGAATAATTACCTAATGCACCACCTAATGCATCTTCTGTTTGATAAGATAAATCGACAGCATATATACCAATAGGACCGTGAAAATTTGATTCATCGCCTATTTTAAATCTATAACCTGTATTATCGCCATTTGTAACTTCAATTAATGGACCAGAGTCCATTTTATTTACATAAGGTGAATCAACGCCATCTTTGTTAGACAACCATTGTTTAAGTACAAAAAGATCTTTATTTACCCAAGTTAACTGATCAATATCCTCAGTAAAAGATGTAAATGTATAAGGGTTTTCAATATTTTTAATATTTGTAATATTTTTTTTCATTATATTATCTATTAATATAATTAATATATTTATCTAGAATATTAAATTTAAAATGGGATTTTATAATTTACACCTAATTTGTTTTTTTGTGCCATTTGATCCATCTCTAAGTAATTTACCATTATTATCTATAAGAAGATAGTCAGTATTTGTGTTAATTATATATTAATATATATTAATATATATTATATACTAATATATTTGGTTTATAATTTTTCTTTTATTCAATTATTTTATAAACTATATAAAAGATTATTCATGAAAAATATATATGTATATATTTTTATGTCTTATATTTGGTTTTCTAAATATAGGAATAGATGCTAATTATTTGAATAATAATAAATTAGGTGTAAGTTATTTAAATTTACCAACAACAAATTTATTTACTGAAAAAAGAAATAATATTGGTCTCGGCTGTTCAATAAAAAAAAACAGAGACATTTACTATGTATCATCATCATATCAACAAGTTTATTATTCTTCTGAAAATTACAATTGTGGGAGATCTGAAAAGTATGTTGAAATATTAAAATATAATTTAGATAGTAATAATTTTACAGATAATTTATTAATTGGTGAAAGTAATTCTGAATATCCAGATGCAGTTGGTAATTTAGGAAGTGATAATGTTGTATCATGTGGGATTGATAATGAACTAAACATATTGTATTACATAGCTTCTAACCGATACAATTGTCCATCTAATTATAATTTTGATAGTTGTATTGTTAGAATAAATTTAAATACATTTCAATTTATGGATCGAACAATATTTAATAATTTTCAAAATAAGCCTTCATATACAACGAGTAATTATTATAAATATAGATATATACACAATCCAACAACAAGTCAGGTAATTGATGGGGATAGTGTTTGGGTTGCATTTGGTAATTTCTATACAGGTATTTGGAAATTAAATATAAGTGGTCTAATTGTTGAGTTAGTTGATAATACTGAATTATTCTATTATGACACACATGATGAATTTATGGGATCAATTGAAAATCAATTAATAAAATTTAATTTTAGAGAAATTAAAAAAAGTTTTATAAATCCAAAAACAAGAATGATATATTTTATGGAAGATACTGGGTATAGAGATTCTGTATTAGCAGAAATAGATTACTCAAAACCATTGCATCAGAATAATACAAGAATGATAAAATTAAATGGTATAAGTTATGTAACTGATATTGAAATTGATTTTAACTTAGAAAGAATATATTTCGTTATTGGGTCGTTAACAAGTGAATTATATCAATTTGATTTTAATTTTAATAAACTATCCTTATCAAGTACATGTAATATCGATTTTATGAAATTTCCGACTGAATGGGGTTTAATTACAAATATTGAGATTGATCAAAATACTGGAATTATATATACAATAATATCAAAATTTGGTCAAAATGGTATAGCAAAAATAAATTCTAAAAATCTTGAATTAGATATACCCAGTCATTTATTATTTAGAGAAATAACATATTACACACGAAACAATTATAATTATTCATATTATACTTTTTATTATAATCTTAATATAACTGTTTTTGATTTTGAATCTGGTAATATTTATATTGCACCTTATGGTAATTTTAATAATAAAAAAATTGCAAAAGTTAATTTACTTGGATGTGAGAAAGGTAAAGGATTAAATTGTTAAATATGTCAAAAATGTATCGGAGGTAAATATTCAAATATTACGGGCGGAATATGTAAATATTGTGAACCGGGCTATGCAAATAATTTAATTGAAAGTTTTAATTGTGACAAATGTAAACCAGGAAAATTTACGAATCACCTCGATACAATTGAATGTAATAATTGTCCGAATGGATATTATATTGAATATGAAGCACGTAGCAAATGCAAAGCATGTCAAGAAGGTAAATATTCGATTACATCAGGTTCATTATCTATTGTAGATTGTTTAGAGTGTGGATATGGAAGTATAAGTAAAAGTGGTTCAATCCTTTGTGAAATATGTGAAATGGGGAAATGGGAGAATAATCATATTGATTGTCAATATTGTCCAAAAGGAACATATAATAATTTGAATGGAATATTTAAAGTAACTGATTGTAAAGAGTGTATAATTGGAAAATATTCTAATGAGATTGGTTTAATAAATGAAAATGAATGTAAAGAATGTGAGAATGGTCAAATAGGGATTGCAAGTGGTGCAATTTCAAATAAAAGTTGTATACAATGTGCCAATGGGAGATTTAGAGAAAATATTAAATTATGTAATAACTGTCCAATTGGATGGATTTCAGAAAATGATAATTCTAAATGTTTGATTTGTCAGGCAGGTAAAATAGCAGATATAAATGCTTATAGATGTATTAATTGCCCCGCAGGAAAATATAATAATCAAATCGGACTATCATTTTTAAATGAAAATTGTATTGATTGTGAAATTGGTAAATATTCTGATATAATTGGTCAATCAAATATTAACGGTTGTATTGAATGTTATGAAGGATCAATTGGATTAAATTATGGTGCATCTTCAAATTCAAGTTGTATAAAATGTGAGAAAGGGAAATATAGGTTAAATTTAGAAAAGTGCAATTTTTGTCCGGATGGTTGGATATCTTCAACCGATAATTTGGAATGTATTATTTGTGGAGTGGGGAAGATTTCAGATAGTGATGGTTTTTATTGTGATAATTGTTTTGCCGGTAGATATAATGATCTTATAGGATTATCAATTAAAAATGACATATGTAAAATATGTCAGGCGGGTAAATATTCAAATGAAGAAGGTGCAACTAACCCACAATATTGCAAAAGATGTCCCGAAGGTAAATATTCAGAAGAGGAAGGATTAATATCTGAACAATTATGTAAGTCTTGTTTAGCTGGAAAATATAGAGATTATAATATGAATCCTGGCAGAGATTGTTATATTTGTATTGGTGGTAGATATTCTTTGTCAGAAAGTAGTGCATGTATAGATTGTTCAGAAGGAATGTATACTATAAATGATGGTAATTTAAATACAGAATGTAAAAAATGTCCACCAGGTAAATATAATAGTCAGATAGGTCAAGATGGAATAGAGAATTGTAATGATTGTCCAGGAGGAAAATATAATACAAATATTGGTTCAATTAGCAACAATAATTGTATTAATTGTTTAGTTGGAAAATATAGTGAAACAGTTGGTGCATCAAATATATTAACTTGTATAGATTGCATTAAGGGTCAATATAATGATATAATAGGTGCAAATTCAATATCAGATTGTAAAGTATGTGTTGCAGGAAAATATTCAAATGATGGTGATTTTAATTGCACATTATGTTCAATTGGAAGATATACTTCATTAACTTCATCTGTATCATGTAATAGTTGTCCAAATGGTAAATATACCAATGAAATAGGAAGTATTATTTGTAATGATTGTGTTCAAAATTCAGAGAGCAATGATGAAAAAATTAATTGTATATGTTCATCAGGATCATATAGACCAAATAATGAAACATTCTCATGTGATATATGTTCAAATGAATTTAATTGTGAAAAAGGAACAACACTTGAAACTTTAAAATTAAAAAAACATTATTGGAGGCATAATAAATATACAACTAATACTTATAAATGTAAAAACATATATGCATGTAAGGGTGGTAGTGTAATCAATACAACTGATAATGTATGTAGTGAAGGATATTATGGTCCTATATGTGATATATGTAAAAAAGGATATGCAAAAGACGATGGTCTGTGTTTGAAATGTCCAGAAAATCAAACAAGAACAATAAGTCTAACAATATTAATACCAATAATATGTATAATATTAATAATATTTCTTATTAAAACTGCAAATCCAAGTAATAATAAGAAAGAAGAGGTAAATGGTGTTGTAAAGATTTTTATGAATTATGCACAAGTTTTTTCATTAGCAAGTTCATTTCAAATTAATTGGCCAACATTAATTCGTTATTTATTTGAAAGAGCAAAAGAATTTTCTTCACCCAGAGTTAGTTTTTATTCATCAGATTGTGCAATTGGATGGACTTATTATGAGAAGTTAATTGTATATCTAGCCCTACCATTAGTATATATGATTATAGTAACATTAATAATTGCTTTATTATCTTTATGTTATTGTCAACGTAAAAAAAAGAAAATAAAAAAATTAAGAAGAACAAATTCAATTATAGAGATGAATGAGTATAAAAATAGGAAACCAACATGTCAAACATTTTTTATTGCATGGGAAAAAACAGCAATAGTGGTAGGTACATTTCTTAGTTGGCCAACGATTGTAGAAAAAACATTAGAGGTAATGAATTGTATTGAAATAGGAGATAAATATTATTTAGTTAAAGATCTTAGTGTAGAATGCTATGATAGTAAACATTATCAATATTTAATAATTGCATATATTGCAATAATATTATATGGTATAGGTATCCCTTTACTTGGATTTTATCTATTATATAAACATAGATTTAGACTATTTGATATGCAAAATAGATATGATGGTTCCACACCATTATCATTTTTATTTTTGGGATATCGTGAAAAAAGATGGTATTATGAATTTATTATAATGGGTAAAAAGGCTGGATTAATATTACTATCAGTATTTTTGAGAAATCATCCAAGATATCAAATTATAGGTGCAAGTTTATTAATACAAATATCGTTTTTCTTGCATGTATTTCTTCGCCCATATGACACAATCACTAATTATGGATTGATTTGTAACAAATTAGAAAGCATAAGTTTACTTTCATTGGTTATGACATTAAGTACAGGTTTATTTTTTGGAACCATTGATTCTGGATATCAATTAGGAATATTTGAAGATGTATTAATAATACTTTTAATTTTAGCAAATGGTGGAATAAGCATTTATTTTTTTATATATTTTGTTATACTTACATTTAAAACAATTAAAACTCACATGAGAGAAAATATACAAGAAAAATTGAATAAATCAAAAGAGCCAATTTATTTAAGATGCTGTAAGAAAAGATGGAAAGATATTATATACAGCTGGGCAAATTTAATTCCAATTGATAATTATGGAATATCATTAAAAAATGATTTGGAAAAAGAAATTTTTAAAAATTATTTAATTCAAAAAAAAGAAAAATTAGGTGTTCTAAATAACAAAATTGATAAATTATCAAAGAAAAGATTATCTGTAAAATTAGATAAACTTAGATCAGAAATTCAAATTATGGAAAAAGAAAGATGTTGGCAAACAATTAAAAATAATAGATTATATAAAGAATTAAAAAAAGTAGCAATGATGAATAAAGCCAATTTAACTAATGATCAATTACAGGATTTAGATGACATATTTAAATTATATGTTCAACATGGTATTGATTATAATACCAAGATGAATGATCTATATATGACAGAATTAGAAGGTATGATTGATAATGATAATATATCATATAATCAAGAAATAATTATAAAAGAAATATATGATAGTATTGTTGAAAAAGTAATAGATATTGATAATAGTTATAATACAACTAGTACAACTAGTACAACTAGTACAACTAATACAACTAGTACAACTAAATTTGAAATAATAATTTAAATTAACAATTTGTATCTTTCAAAACATTGATTATTGATTGCATATAATAAATACCAAATTGAGAAGGAGAATCTAATGTATTGCCAAGTTGGCTTGCTAATAGTGCAGCGTTTACTGATTCCATTGCCCAATCAAATATATCTTTATATTCTTTATCGTAATTAATAAATTTTTTGTAAATTTCTTGATTATTATTAAAAATATTTTTTAAAATTTTGTTTGAATCTTCATTAAGAATAGAATCAACATAAATATATTCAAACTTTTTTTCTTCTCTTTCTTCTATTTCATTAATGGTAGTCATAAAATATTCATATGAGTCATTTTTGTTTGTAAATAAAGAGTTTATATAATCAGTAACTACAAAAAATTCTAAACCATAATGATATTTAAAAAAATCATTAATTGATATATTTTTATTTCTAAATAATATTTCTAATGAATTTCTTCTTTTAGCTGAAATAGCTAATGTCGAATCATTTAATAAATTCATAAATTCTTCTTTAAGATTATCATCATTTTCTACTACTTTTGCAGTTTCTAAAAATATCAGTGTTGCTTTAATTGAAGACAATATTAATCCTTTATAATAAATATCAGAAATATTTTTAAATATTATATTTTTAATTTTTTTTCCATCATAAGATTCTATATCATCATGAGATAAAATTCCATTTAGTATAAATACCACCATATTATAATGTTCTAAAGTATCATCAGGTAAATATTCTTTTGGAAAATATGTATTTATTAAAGAAAGTAATAATTTTTTTGCTTCTGAAATAGGCATAACAATAGTATCTTTATAATTAAAAATTAAATTATCATAATCTGATGTACCTTGTAAAAAGAAAATAAATTCTCTAAATAAAAAATTCAAATTAATATTTTTAAATATTTTTTTATATGAATTAAAGAAGTCTTCAATTGTATTTAATTTTGATTCTGACTGATTATTTATATTAATTGATAAACTTTCTAATGATTTTATCCAATTTAGTGAAATTGAACTTAATATACATTCATTAATTTTTTTATTAAACATATCTTCATCTAAATTTAAATGCTTAATAATTATATATTCAATTAATGAAATATAAAACTCTAATAATATGTTTTTGTCTTCTTCAGATGATTTATTATTTGATTTTGGTATAGAAATATATTTTGAAAAATTATTAAATACATAACCAATTGATCCATCTAATAATATATTTCTTAATAAATCTCTCAATGTCATTTCAGTATTATCAATGTATTTAGTTAATGGATTTATTAATTTAATAATTTCTTTTAAATCAATTTTATTTTCATCTTCATCTCCATCATCATCTGCGTTGTTAGAATCTGCGTTGTTAGAATCTGCGTTGTTAGAATCTGTGTTGTTAGAATCTGCGTTGTTAGAATCTGCGTTGTTAGAATCTGCGTTGTTAGAATCTGCGTTGTTAGAATCTGCGTTGTTAGAATCTGCGTTGTTAGAATCTGCGTTGTCAGCATTTTCATCCTTATTTATTAAATCTTTATCAGTAACTATATATTTTCTTAAATGTGGATAATATTTTCTATTAAAGTTTGTTAAATTATTGTAATGACTTGTTATTGAATTACCAAATTTAAAACAAGCATTTATAATTTTACTGAAATAAGTATTACCAATATTTATTATTTTATATAATTCTTTAAGATTACAAGAATTCAAATTTATTTTTTTATTTGTTACCCATGTTATTTTCGGAAATGTCGATTTTCCTAAATAATACATTCGAAGACTTTGATAAAATTTTGTTATTTCAAAAATTAAACCATGAATAGAAATCCTGCTCCATTCCTTATTATTCAAATAATAAATAATTAATTTATTTTTTTTTGGTTTATTGGCCTGAACAAGTATTTTTGGAATAATATCATCTAATAATTTATATAAATTTTTATATGAAGGATCACACATATATATATATATAATATTAAAAAAATATTATATATATAAATATATTATATGTAATATTAAATTATTAATAATTATGGTAAAACAGGATCAGGATTTGGTTCAGTAGAAGGTACAGGTGTACCTACTGAAAATACAATTTGACATTTAGTATTATCACTATTTGATAATGTTCCATGACTATTAGTTGATAATCTAATTTTTACCCATTTATTATTAATAGTATTCTTTATTATCCAATTTTCCTTAAATAATCTTCCTTTTTTTACCCAATTATAACCATTATAAGATGTTCCTTGACTATCTGTACCTTCTATATCCTCATAAACATAATAATGTGAATGACATCTAATTAATTGATTATTAGTACTATTATCATTATTTCGCCAACCGGGATCATCATATAATGATAAGGTTTCAAAACTAAATAATCCTTTAGATTCTCCTAACATATCCAATGTTAGTTTAAAACCCTCATAATCCCCTGGCCATTCTACCCAATTATAATCAAAATCTATATTACTATTCACTAAAGTTAATGGAGGATGCATCATATTAAACATATTTAAATTATATTGTGTATATTCATTCATACTCATATAAGTATGTGGGTCAACATTAATATATTGATTTTCTTCCCAATTAGTTTTAATATTATATTGATTATATTCAACTACCTTAATACTATATTCAATAGTATCATTTGTATCATTTGTAAGACGTCCTAAATCATAGTTACCATAAGAAATACCCTTAAATGTATCATTTACAAAAATTTCATAATAATAACCACTATTTGCATTGCGAATAATTAATCTATAAAAACCAGGATGTATTTCAAATAATGGGTCTTTACTTAAA